AGATGGTATTAAATATCACACATTCCAACCAAACACGTTGGTATATGCAGTTGATGTTAATTCCGACCTTGGCAAAAAAATTAAAAAATCAAAGGTTGGTATTGTGTGGCATACGACATACACTGGTTCAGACTTGCAGGGTATGACCGCAAAGTTTGGCGCAAATATCTCTGGATTGAAAAAAACATCGTCTGTGTGGATGGATGACGCATCTTATAAGGATGTTTCTGGGAGTGCGAAATTCACGAAGCAAGAAACTGCCGAAGTAACTAAGATTCTGTCGGCATGTGGTAAAACTTTCGGAAAGATAAAAAGTGCAGAATTGAATAAATTCATCGACACGCAGAGAACCGTGTTTAGTAAAGGATTAGTTGGTGGGTCGTTTAAGACATATCTCAATCAATATATAAAACGTGGTGAACACTTTGACGTTTCCAAGGTCAAGAATATGAGTTATGCGATGTATGTCAAAGGGTACTTTGATGACAAGGTTATTGCAAAACTCAAAACTGAAAAGTCAAGGAAGGCAAAGGAAGAAATTCGTGATGCTGCTGTGAAGGAATTGATTAAACAAGAAAAGTTAATTTTGGAACTGGTGCAGTTTATGGAGTATCTAGTATCTGCAAAAGAACTGATTGTATTCAAGTTGAATTCAGTAAAACAGTTGGCAAAAATCTTTGTTCGCACAAAAGACGGATATAAGGTTAGTAATGAGGAAGGATACGTTGCAGTCGATAAAGATGGAACGACTGCTGTTAAATTGGTGGATAGAATGGAATTTAGTTATAACAACTTCACCGCAATCAAGGCTTGGGATAAATAAACATGCATGAATATAGATGTAAATTGGTAAAAATCGTTGACGGCGACACTGTTGACGTAGACATTGACTTGGGTTTTGGGGTATGGTTGCGTAAACAGAGAATTCGTTTATACGGAATTGACACACCAGAATCCAGAACAAGAGATTTAGAAGAAAAGAAATATGGTCTTGCTGCAAAGGACTTCTTAGTAGAAAATTGCAGTTACACTGATGGCGCCTACATGGATATTACGTTAAAAACTTATAAAGATGGTAAAGGTAAGTTTGGCAGAATTCTTGGAGAATTGTGGAACAATGACACCAATTTAAACAGGTTAATGATTGATGTAGGTCACGCAGTAGAATATATGGGGCAATCTAAAGATGAAATTGCCGAACAGCACTTAATAAATCGGACTAAAATTGGGCCTCTGTAGGGTTCATAACGGAGACATTTTAAAAATGAGAAATTGGTATCAAACATACACAGACCTTCTGCAAAGAAATCTGGGGGCAACCGAAGAACCCGCCGCAGTTGCAGTGATAAAAGAAGACAGAGAAGTTGATATGGCCGTAAATCAACTGAGGGTTGTCCAACACAAGTCGGAAGAACTTGCTAGATTGTTGTTGGATTTGGAGGCACAGTACCAAGCTGAGGACGTAGAACTTCCCGCTTGGGTACAGGCAAAGATAACCAACGCATCACATAGTATCAGTGCTGTACACGACTTTATGGTCTATAGTGAAGAGGACACGCCGTGAAAACCTTCAAAGAATTGACTGAAGTTAAGGGGGAGATTTATGATACAAAACCCCAAACGCACGCCGATGCGATAGACCCAGAAGTCTTGATACAAGGATTTGGTCGATTGAGATATACCCAGTTGCGAGATAAGGTCTTGCAGACACTAGAGCGTATGTCTAAGATGGCAAAAAGTGGTAGTTGGGACAGTATCGATTATACGATGGCCAATCTACACACATTCCTTGCCGCTGTAAAAGATGTCGAGAAAGAAATGGCCAAACCTCAATGGAAGAAAAAAATCACTCAGTTGAAACGGGCAGGAAAATGATTAAATCTTTTGATGAGTATCAGAAAGAATATCTAGAGTTCGAAGAGTATCAAAGAGATTACGCAAAAGAGCGTAAGAATTATCTTGGCACTCCAGAACAAATGGAGCGTAATGCTGCCCGCAAAAGAGCGAGAAGAAAGATGGAAAAGGAGGGTAAAGCAAAACCCTTTGATGGAAAAGATATACACCACAAAGACGGCAATCCTTTAAACAATGATGACAAAAACTTATCAAGTGTGTCTGTGAAATATAATCGTCGCGAACCCAGATTGAGAGAGAAAAAGACATGAAAAGTTATTCGGGTTGGATGTCTTCAGAGTACAAGTCACAACTACTTTCAAATGAAGATTTGAACTGGGATGGCAATACTGCAACTGAAGAGAACGAATGCAGATGCGAAGAGTGTGAAGATTTAGACCATGACATCGTAGAGGCAGAATATCAAGGAAGAAAGGTTGAATTAAATGCTCCTTTCAGACTTCCTACTGGGTCTAATAAAAAGTTCGGTGTCTATGCAAAGAATGACAAGGGGAACATTGTTAAAGTTACTTTTGGAGATCCCAATATGGAAATTAAACGCGATGACCCTAAACGCCGAGCATCCTTCCGAGCAAGGCATGGTTGTGATAAAGACCCCGGCCCAAAATATAAAGCAAAATACTGGTCTTGTTACCAGTGGCGTGGTGGCGCAAAGGTGGAAAATTAAAGGATGATATGTTATGGCTTGGAAAGATTTAATCTTTGATAACAAGAATGATAACGAAAAGAGTATAAATACTAGTATGACAAACGAATACAAATACGACGAAATAGACTTCGGATTCACCGCCGTAGATGCGGATGATTTATCAAAACTTACTTCTGCACCGACAGAAGTCAGGGAACAGCTTGATGCATCTGCAACCGAAATACAAAGTTTAAGTAGAAAAGTTACTGAACTGGTCGAGCTTCAGACTGATATTATGTCTGAATTAGTCAACGCAAAACAACTATATAAAGAAAAATCTAGTCATTCTGATATAACAGTAGAACAGACAGAAGATAAATTGATGCATGTTGAAAAGTTGATTATGCCTTTGTTGCAGAATTTACTCAAAAATGGAGAAAAAGATTACATCTTTTGGCCGAATAGAGAACCCATCATTAAAGGTCAAATGGAAAAAATCTTAGAGATAACTAGGAACGAATAATGAAAGATACAATTGTATTTACGTTTGGGAGATTTAATCCTCCCACAACTGGCCACGAAAAACTTATTGAAAAGGTAGCATCCGTTGCTAAACGCAAAAATGCTGACTTTATGATATTTCCAAGTCAAACTACAAATCCAAAGAAAGACCCTCTTGATTTCAGTACCAAAGTTAAGTACATGAAAAAGATGTTTCCAAAATATTCTAGAAACATTATCAAGAATACCAAAGTCAAGACTGCATTTCATATTGCATCATTAATGTATGATATGGGGTATAAAACTGCAATAATGGTAGTCGGTGGTGATAGGGTTACAGAATTTGATACACGGCTGAATAGATACAATGGTGAGAAAGGCCCTCATGGGTTCTATGACTTTGAGGATGGTATTAAGGTTATATCCGCAGGGGATAGAGACCCAGACTCAGAAGGCGTTTCTGGGATGTCTGCGTCAAAGATGCGGGCCGCGGCAGTTGCAAACGATTTTGAAAAATTCAAGGGCGGTCTTCCTGACAGTTTTAAGAGCGGAGAAAAACTGTTTTCTGATATCAGAAAGGGTATGAATATTAATGAAGACCATATGATTGCAAATATGTTTGCGTCAGATATCGTTTCTTTAAATGCGTTTATGGATTCTAAGATACCAGAACTAGTAGAAGACCTTGAAGAAGACGAACTTTTGGGATTTATGAAAGAACAGTTCGACATGACATTTTCGGACAAACAGATAGACAGTGTACTTGAAAGTTATTCTACAAATGAGAGAATACTGAATAGAGGAACATATGCGGCCGCACTGGACGCACTGAAGACTGTAATAGACAGAAAGAAGAAAGAATCAGGAAGTAAGGGACTGAGACATGGATTGTCTTACTATTCTGCATCTATCGCACAAACCTACAAAGGTGTCGATGGTAGAAAACTAGAAAAAGACTACAGAAAGGCCTTCCCAGAGTCAGCTCAACTTTTTTCGGAAGTCTCCCAAGATAAAGATATTGAGGACAAGAAGGGTTCTCAACCAGCAAAGTACTACGCGAAGGATGCCGATGGGGATGATATGTCAGTCTCTACGAAGGAAAAACGTGCTGCACACTTTGCCAAAGGTAATTCAAAAAAACCAGCGCCAGGCGATGCCAGTGCAAAAACTAAACCATCAAAACATACTGATAAGTACAAGAAGATGTTTGGTGAGAAATTGTCTCCAAAACAAAAGAAAATCGACAAGAACAAAAACGGCAAAATTGACGGTAGTGACCTAGCAGCATTGCGAAAAGAAACCGCAGATGACTATGAAGACCATATGATGTATGACCCGAAAACTGGTAAAGGTAGAATGACAACTTCTTACGAAGACCATCTTGCTCTGAAGGACAAGGGTTGGGGTCACGACAAACCAACTAATGAAGTTATGAGTATTGAAGAACAAATTGAGGGACTGAAGAAAAAGTCAGAAAAATCTAAAATACCATATGGGATTCTGAAAAAGGTATACGACAGAGGAATGGCTGCATGGAAGGGTGGACATCGGCCAGGCACTACTGCACAACAATGGGCATTTGCAAGAGTTAATTCTTTTATTACTAAAGGTAAA